TGTTACGGCACCGCAGGTGTTGATGCTCCCATGGATGCGCCCGTCCGGTGCAACGTGCGTCAGCCACGCTTCCTTGCCCTCTGCCACCTGTCCGATCCTTTTGAGGATCATGAAGTACTCAGCCAGGGTTGCTGCCTCTGGGAATGGAAGTGCCTTGAGGATGGTCTCGTCCATGGAGGGGGTTCCCCCGTCCGTGAACTCCGTGGGTTTCCACCCGTACTTGACTCCAAGGCGGGACACGATGTGGTGCCTGGAGGCGGGGTTGAACTCCACGGTCTTGGACTTGACGAAGGGTACGTCCTTGACGTATCCCATGGTCTTGTTGTTGCGCTTCGGGATGAAGATCTCCTGCTCTTCCCACGGTGGGAAGGACAGCGATAGGACCTTCTGAAGATCCCTCTGCTTCTTGAGCAGGAGGGCGTACAGCGCCTCAGCCTTTTCCTTGTCGAACAGGAATCCGTATGCTGTCTGACGGTAGATGATCTGCTGTACAGCGTGCTCGAGGAACAGAGCCTCCTCAGGAATACCCTTAGCCATGATCCTGTTGAACAGGGTGGTCTCCACCTTGACGTCCTGCTTGCAGTAGTCGCTCATCTCTTGCGACCACGTCTCCCAGCCCCCGGTGTAGTCCCCCTTGTGCTCCCCCAGGCGACAGCCCCACGCCTTCAGGGAGTGGGAGCCTATGAGTTTGCCGGGGAGTTTGCCTTCCCGCATCAGGGCGAAGTCGACCTCCTTGATCTCGGGGTAGGCCAGCCTGGCCATGACCATGGTGTCGCGTATGGTGGTGGCCTTGGGGGTTCGACCTGTCAGTTTCTTCAGGACTGGCAGGTCGTACCCGATGATGTTGTGGCCGCAGATTGCGTCAGCCTCCAGGATCTGGTTGACTCCGTGGTGGACATCCTGGGGGTCATAGGTGGCGAAGATGCTGTCTCTGCAGGTGGTGATGGTGTGGATCTTACTTACTTCGGGCAGTAGCCCGTCTGTTTCAAGATCGAAGTGGAGCATCGTCCTCCTTCACTTCCTTGGGTGTCAGCTCTGTGACCTGATCCATCAGGGTGGATACCCGCTGTATCAGGTAGGTGTTCAGCATCTTGCTCTGGGCGAGTTGCGTTCGAATGGTTTGCTTACGCATCTTCTTGGCGAAGGTTCCCATTTAATTCTCCTCTGCGAACAGGTCTTTGACGTTGTCTGGATGGAAACCAACCCCAAGCAGGGCTTGCCGTAGAATGTCTCCCACTTCTGATATCGTGGGGCCCTCCAGCGGGTGTTCGTTGGCGATTGTGGCCGTGACTCCATCCACGGTGAGGGTTACTCTGATCATTTCATCTCCTGTTCGAAGGCCTCCAAGGCCTCCCTCTCGACGGCGATCAGCCGCCCGGTCTGCTTGTTGTAGTGGAGCCTGTCGGCCACACCCGTCTCTCCTGTGAACCTGCACTTGAGGACGCGGAGGTCGCAATAATCTCCGTTCTCTTTGTCCTGCTGGTCCCGCTCGATCCCGATGACCGTGTCGGAGAGTTGCTTAATGGAGCCCGAGCCACGCAGATCATCCAGCGTTACTCTTCCGCCTTCCTCATGGGAGGTGGCGTTTCCTGTAGGTTTCTTCAGGTGGCATATCGCGATGACGCCCACCCCGGTCTGCTCCACCAGGGAGCGGAGGTTCGTCATCAGGTTGTCTATGATACGCCTTTCGTCTCCATCTTCACGACCGCTAACAGCAATGCTGATATGGTCCAGAACCACGAAATCGCAGTTACAGCCATTAGCCAGGTACTTAAGTTTGGATAGGAGATTGTCGCTCTCGAGACTACCGAAATGATCGTAAAGAAAAAAGCGACCTGAGCCGACCGTCGTAGCATAGGATTCCTCGTATTCCTCCTCGGTGATACCCCCCAGCCCCAGGTGGAGTGGGCGGTTGCAGTGAATGGACATCATCCGCAGGGAGGTTCGGAGCGGATTCTCCTCAAGGGCTACGTATCCGATGATCAGGCCGTGCCTCACCAGGAGATCAAAGGCCAACTCTGCGGCCTCCGTGCTCTTGCCGATGCCTGTCCCTGCGGTGAGCATGACGAGTTCGCCCTTACGTAACCCTCGGACCATCCGGTCCAGCTCTGGGCGCTGGGTGTCATAGGAGAAGTAGGTGCCTCCTCCCAATCGGAACTCATCGATCTTTGCTTTCAGTTCTGTGCCAGCCAGGATTCCGTCAGGCCGGTAGACCTTGGCCTCGAAGATGACAGGGGCGATCTCCCCTTCTCGACTGGCCAGGATCATATCGTTGGCATCCTTGATCCCGTTGGGCCAGGTCGCCACCTTGCACCGCCCGGGGGTGAACAGGGCTGCGCACTCCTTCGCGGCTGCTCTGCCAGGTTCGTCGTTGTCGAATGCGATTACGACTTCGTCGTACCCCTCGAGCCACTCTAAATTTTTTGCCATCGATTTCTTGGCCCCTTGTGCCCCATTCGGGACACTCACTACGGGCCATCGGTTGTTGAATGCCTGAGCCACGGAGAGGGCGTCGATCTCCCCCTCCGTGACTACGACACGTTTACCCTGGGATCTCCAGACGTTCTGCCCGAAGAGGCCAACGTCCGCGGTTTCACCAACAAACCGGAACTCTTTGCCTGGGAACCTCAGTTTCTGAGCCACTACTTCACCATCCTGGTAGTAGGGCGCGATTTGTACCGGTCGTCCTCCGTACTGGCCGACCATGTACCCGAATTTCCTGCAGGTCTCTTCCCGTATTCCACGCTTAGCCAAGGGTTGGTACGTCCCCTGAGTAAGTCCAGAGTTCACCCTGGACGGTGCTGGCATGGCATCGGGGTCTCCTGTGGCTCGGGTGAGTGCCTTGCAAGCGAAGCAATAGGTGTGGCCATCGCCGTAGAGCGCTTTGGCATCGCTTGATCCGCATGCCTCACAAGGCATATGTTCGATGAAGTCGTCTGCCGCGATGGCCACCCCCATTAGATTCGGGCCGCGGAGATCAGACGGTAGGAGGCGTACCTCGTCCTGTTGATCTTCTTCATCACGGTGTCGATCTTGTACCCGATCTTTCTCAGGTCGAAGATCCTCGCCGCGAGCCGTGTGATCTTGAAGTTGACCATGGCGTTGAGGGGGGTGATGACCCCCTTCTTCACCAGGATTGCCGCGACCATCTGGTTCTGCGGTGTCATCGTGATGTGTCTGGTTGTGCGTTTCTTCATGCACTCTCCTCTTGCTTTAGTAGATAGTGTCGTATGCGGTGGCAGTTAGCGCAGAGCAATACGCACTTCATGATTTCTTCTTCGAAGGTGATCCACTTCCCTTTCATCAAGTTGCCCGGGTGGGCTTCCTTGGTGTCAGGGTCAAGGTGATGAAAATCGTAGACTTCAGGAGGGTATACTTCACCGCAGTCGGCGCATGCTCCCCCCATGAGTTCGACGGCTCTTGCTTTACGCTCGGCTCGTCGCTGTCGTATGTATTCCCAATCCTGACTACCCAAGCCACTCGGTGGGGATCAGGCCACGGGCGAAATCGAACCCGTGACGCATGCACCACATGGCATAAGACGTCTGGCTGCCTTTGTTGATCTTGCTGTTGGGGTTGGTGAAGATGAAGCGGAGGTCCATCTCTGGGTTTTGTTCCTTGATCAACAGATGCTTCTGACGGTCCTCAGTGGTCAGCCGCCCCTTGGTCTCGATGATGATCCCGTTGGGTAGAACGAAATCAGGGGTGTACGTCCGAGACTTGGAGGGTTGCTCATACTTTATCTTCAGTGTTTCGAACTGGACGGGGTGGCCGGCTTTCTCGATCTGCCGGCCCACCCTCTCTTCCAGCCCGGATCTGTAGCCGTATCTCAGGCCACGATCTGGTGTCGGCAATTAGAAGTCTGAACTTCCTTCCGCTTGCATTACCGGGGCGGTGTCTCCCTCGAAGGAGCCCTCCTCGGTTCCGAAGCCGTAGCCAGATGCGTTCCCGCCTCCACCAGAGACGAGTTCGAGGATCTGGACAGCGTTCATGCGAAGGGATACCCCCGCCTGTTTGGAACTGGCGGCGTAGTATCCTGCCGGGCAGAAGTTGACCTTCAACTTCGATCCGCCGTACACCGCGGGGCATACGGGCAGGTTCTTGCCCTTCGCATCGAAGATATACGGCTTCAGGGTCTTCGTCTCCCCGGTGAACGTCTTGATCTTGGCGTTCATCTTGAACTTGAACTCCGTCATACCGGTGTCCTCCCCCGCTTCATCGAGGAAGGGAGCATACGGGTATGCCAGGGTGATCTGCTTGGCAAGGGCCGGGTTCTTGGCCTGTGCCTTGGCGTCTGCGAAAGCCGCCGCGGCGTGCTCATCGAGCACTTTGCAGAGATCCTTCGCATCCGCGTTCGGGATGAGGAGGTTCACCTTGTACACGCCGTCCACGTTGAACTGCGTGTCGGGGTTGTTGAGCCACGGGTACCGCGCAGTCCCCGCGGGACTGGTGATCCGAACTAACTTCTTCTTCTCTGTTGCCATACTTCTCCTTCTGTGGTTGGTGGTTTCTCACGCAAAGAAGTAGCGTGAGTTGCGGACCTCGAGCAGGTCCAGCTCTCCTTTCTCTGGTAGAGGAGGGATCTCAAGGGCCAGGTCGAGAGGTAGTTGGGCCACTACCTCGTCCCTTAGTTTCTCCAGGACGTTCCCTGAATACATTTCGATGAAGGATTCACGCAGGGTATGAGCGAGCGTGGACACATCGGCCGCT